TAACGGCTATGTCAGCATCCCAGTTCTTGCTTTTCTTATCTAATATGTTTAGACTTTGCCATGTACAGATAGTGTGTGTATGATTAAGCATTTTTCTATCACCATAATAAACACCAACATCTAGGCCGACGTTTACAAAATCTTCTTCGGTTTGTGTAACTAGATCCTTATTAGGAACAATTACAATAGTACGTCCATATTTTTCAGCACAATGACTAAGCGTTGCTGTCATAATAGTCTTTCCAGCACCGGTGGCTACTTCTTGTAATGCCTGTGTGTTGGTAAAAAATCTATTAACTACTTCAACCTGATCATCACGTAGTGTTATAGGTTGACCTGCAAATCGATGACCTTCAGGCCATACTTTGCCTTGGTCACTCCAATATGTATTAGTTATCGGGGTAAATTCAATTCGACTAGTAGTTCGAAAATCTTCTACTTCATCTACATCTATATCTAAATCGGATAATATACCTAGACACTTTTCTAATTGACTCAGGTATCCGTTGCCGCCGAGTCCAAACATCGATACTTTACCGTCCCATCGTCCTAGTTTGTATGCCGGACGATATCTTGCGGTAGGATCTTCATATTTGAAGGTGTTGGCTAACTTCTTACGAGCATCGAGCGGTAAGTTTTCAAATTTAATATTAACTTCGTCTTTGATGACTAACTTTACTACCATCTGCCAATTACCTTATCTTCCATCAATGTTTCGCGATCCGACCATTCGATAATCAAATCACATCTGTTAGAGTATACACTAGTTTTACCGTGACGTAAACCCATTTTGGTATCTAGAGCAATAACGCTCATAGGTTGCCACGGAGTCCTTAAGAAAAACTTAGGAAGTTTTCCACTCATTACTACTGCTACCTTAGTATTTTTGTCGAGATTATAATTGTATGATTTATTTGCAATAAATTGATTAAATTGTTTTCCAGACTCGTCGTTGGCTAGTCTGAAATAGACGCCTATATTGTCTGTAATTCCATTATTTTCTAATGCGCTAGATAAAATTTTTAGATTCTGATAGTACCTGTCATTTACATAAGTATCAAACACTACTAGTAATGGTAACCTGTGAAGTTTAACCAATGACGCAATTATTTCATCTAAAGTATGTTTTTCTTTGGATATCCAAAACTTACTTTTTGATCGATTAGCTATATTTTCTGTCAATGTTTCGCCGGGATTTTTGGCATCCTCTAGTCTATATTGATAACGCACACTACGATCATTTATAATATTATGATCTATACTTGTTTCGATACCAAGGTCATCTGTAATAGCTTGATGGAAATTCTTGTAATCAATATTACCGATTAAAAATTGATTTTGTATGTCTATTTCACTCCATGATTTGATAATTTTGTAGTAATTCTTAATAGTTTCATCAATTTCAAAATCTAAAGGAGACAACGCTTCATATAGTATTACAATATTTTTTTCGGTTAAATCGGCAGTATTAATTTTGCCTGCCGCAGTGATGGATAAGTTTTCTACCTGCTTACTGAGCCCGCTTAATAATTTTCTGTATTCAGAATTGAAGTTAAACTCGATAAAAAGTGAAGCATCTTGATCCGAATTTTTTCCAATATAGAATTTCTTTATCTGATCGATTTTCCTAAATTCTCTACTCCATACAGGATCGGCTAATGATTCATCGATAGCAGATGTAAACTCTAAAATTTTTGAAGAATTTTCTTTTAATATTTTAACAAGGAGCTTACTTTGATTCTCGGTTAAAAAAATGTGATTAATAATCGATGAAGCTAGGCTCCTTAATACTCTGGCATCTCGTGAGGTAATTTGTTCTTCGATGGTAGGAGAAACACTTTGTACTATTGATATTAAAAGATTATCTACTGTGGTCATATTAATAAGTATACGCTAACATTAATCAAAGGTCAACCTTAAAGAAAAAAATAGGCCCTATAATATTTAAGGCCTACTTGATATCTTTTGAGCAGATTAGTTATAGACTAGCATCTTCCATTCCTGCAACACGCAGTTTTACAATATTAGTTATTTGCCATTGTTTCTGATCTAATGCTTTAATAATTGCTAACCACTTATTGCGTAGCAAGGCAAATTCGTTGATAATTTTTTCAAAGTCAACTACATCTGCCTCGCCTTCACAAAACTTTTCGCAATCACGACTGCTTAGAGCACGTTGATAGTTTTCTAAATATTTACGAAAATGCTGACTTCTAAGTCGGCGCAGTTCGATATTGAGATATTCTAATATAGCTTCGATTTCTTGTAATTGACTAAATCTTTGTTCAATTATTCCGGGCATTGCGGCCGCGGCACGTTCAACATTTCCGCTTAATTTACACTCTTTGCGGGCTTCGACAAGCTCGCCTTCAAAATATAATACTGCATCGGGAATGTTAGAAATATCTTTAGCAATATCGGTATACCACCCCATCAAAACTCCAGTTCGTCTACATCGTCATCGTTGTCAGTGTCATCGAGGTAGTATTCGATAGCATTATCCAAGTTGCTATCTATACCGGTGGCGCCTTGCATAACACGGTCGCTAGTACCAAAGTCAGCTAATAAATCTACATAGCGTTCAGCTACTGTTTCAATAACTTTCTTATCTATATAATCTGCGAATAGTAACCATACGTCACCGATCTGTGTCTCATTCAACATTTTCTTCAGTCTCCTCTGGGATGGTAGTTGTTGTATTTTTGATATGAAATTTGTTCATTATCATATCTAATTTATCATCTTTCCATTCTTTTCGGTAGAATTTGAATTCCTCACCTGTCTCAGGATCGACCCACTTGAGTCTATTACCTTCTTGTTTCAGTATGCCAGCTTTTTCGCACATATCGACCATACCGCTATAAGGATTCATACCTGTTTCATACGGAATTTTAATTTGTACAGTTTCAAAAGGCTTGCTATAACGAGTTTTCATAATTTTGCAGGATGCACGAATACCCATTACATCTGATACCTTGTTGCCGTCTTCGTCTTCTTTCAACTTCAACTTCTTCATGGCAACTACTATGGAACTTGCGTAGACAAATCCTTGTCCTCCGGAAATTTTATCATCTGGGTCGAACATGTCTTGCGAAGCGTATGTGTGATTAGTACATACCATGCCGACGTTGTAATTACCAAACATATTAACACAATTACGAACCAGCGCCGTAAGTGCTTTAGGTTTACGACCCATGTCACCTTTCAAGTCTCCGGCTTCAAACTGGTTGATGTCGGTAGGGGTAAGCAACATACCCAAGCTGTCTATGACGAACAAGACTTTTGGACGCTCAGTCATCTCTTTGTACTCTTTCATGAATTCGTGAATGGTTTTTGCCACATCATCGATCATGGCCATGTTGAGTTTGAGTAGTTTATCTTCGCTTGTGTCTACACCTAAATCGTGTAGCCATTTTTCATCTAGAGCATTTTCTGTATCAATCAGGATAACATAGATACCTTGTTCTTGTGCATTGCGTACTAAATTACCTGAGCAAATAAAACTCTTACCTGCACCAGATTCGCCAGCAAATACTGTGACTTTACCTAGTGGGATACCTTTGTGGAAATCTCCACTGATCAAGTAGTTAAGCGTATAATTGCCTGTACTAACCCAATCTGTAGGATCATTAAATCCTACGCCGAGACCGTCAATCGACTTGGTCAAGGTTTTTCTAAATTTTGATAGATCGAAGGCTTTTGTAGCCATATTTAATTCTCCTAAATAGATAACTAGGGCGTACAACTAGGTTGCAGAGGCCCGAGACGAGTGCTTATTGCTTTTGACGATTACGGATCATTGCCAAGATATCTTGGGCACGACTATCACCGCCTGCACTTGCGTCAGCTTTTGGTGCTGGTGCAGGAGTAGACTTAGCTACTGGTGCTGGAGTGTCGTCTGGATCGATGTCATTATCGATTGGAGCACTTGCTTTAGGAGTTGCTTTTACAGGATCGCCAGTTGCTTGGCCCATACCCGCTGGTTTGAAATATTGTCCCCAACGTTCCATGTCGTATGGTTCGCCGTCGACTGACGCTTCAAACATTTCTTTCATAACCTTAAGTTCAACTTCGCCTGGCTTCTTAGGTAGGAAGTCGCTTAGATTAAATAATCCGTGAGTTTTAATTGCCGCTTGTTCGGCATCACTTAATGGACGCTCACGACGTGCCCAAGAACTAGTTGAGTAGTCAGCATAACCGCCTTTTGATGTTTTCTTCATGCGATAGTCTAAACCATGTACATAGTCGGTTGGTAAATCTTCCAACTCTGGATCGACTAGTGCCGCACGAATTGACGTAAAGATCTGAGGACCGATAATGAATCTGCGGATTGGATTTTCTGGAATTTCTTCTGCTTTTTCGCCTAGTCCGTCTTCTACAACGAAACCTTGGAAAATATAACTACGCTTTTTCCAGTACTTACGACCCATATCTTCTAGACTTGGATCTTTGAACCAACCACGCACTTCTGCCAAGATCGGGCAAGAATCGCCATACATTTCTACGCATGGAACTTGTACTGTGATGTTTTTGCTTTCAGATTCGCCTTTGATGCCTGCAAAGGGAAGTTTGATCATTGCACGTTCAACCCAGAAAAAAGTATTATCTGAATTGCCGTCTGGTAAGAATCGCATAACGGATTCTCCACCTTCTTTAAGATTCCAGAACGGATAAATCGATTTATCTCCGCCTGTCTTATTGTCAGAGCCACGTTGCTCATTTTGTTTTAGTTTTGCTCGAATTTCAGCTAAAGATGCCATAATTATTCTCCTATTAATAGCCTTTGTTTTTGCCTGTATGTTTTATCACCCGATAAAACAAAAGTGCATATACATAGTATACGCACTTTTATTTATGTTTGCAAGTGTTTTTTTGCTCTAAATATGAGCAGATATTTAATTATCTGTAGTGTACTAAACTTACGATTCTCTTCAAATCGTCATAGGTTGTGCTTTCACCCATTGGTGCTGGGCCGGCTGGCATTGTTTGGGTTGCTTTTACCGCATTGGCTTGATTTTGCGAGTTGGCCGCTGGTGTTGCAGGTGCCGCCGCTGGTGTTGCAGGTGCCGCCGCAGCCGCTGGCTTGCCACCATTAGGAGCACGACTTAGGATAATATTATCATTGATATCAGGTACACCACCGCCTTTAGTCAACCATGCTTGATCTTGTGGAGTCAATGCCGCAAATTTTGCAGCCTGAGCAGGATCTTTATAAGGGTTATTAACAGCGGGTGCCGCTGGAGTACTTGTTGCAGGTGCTGGAGCAGGTTTTGCTTGATTGGCTGGATTTTCTAAACCACCTGTTGGGATTGCGGTTGCCGCATTAGTAGTACCGACTGGATTCTTAGCGGCATCTCCTGTAGGAGCCGCTGGAGGTGCAGTTGTGCCTGCTGGCGCTGCCGCTTGTCCGCCAAATTGTGCTTGTGCCGCTTGGGTAGCAGGACCCATGATACCATCAGCTTTAATTTTTGCACCTTTAGCAATTAAATCTTGTTGAAGTTTTATCACATTAGGATCTGACTTTGCCGCTGGTTTGCCAGCCGCATTCATAGCTGCCGCGCCACCTGCCGCGCCTGCCAAGCCTGCCGCGCCCGCAGTCTTCACAGGATTTGCACCCATCCATGATCCAACTTTTTGTGCACCAGCTTTAACAGCGTCTCCAATAGCACCAAGAACTCCTTCATTTTGTTGAGATTCTATTTGTGCTATTTTTTCTCGTAAACTTGATACTTTAGATGCTAGTTGTGTTTCGCCAATTCTTTTCATTTTTAATCCTCATCTTAATCCTGCAATTTTAAGTATCGCAGTTAGTTCTATATTTTCTTTCATTCCTTGCGGACCTTGTGGCATTCTAGGGTCCGCCATATGACCTAACTTAAATTTTTCAAGGTCAGCCATAGTTGGCATCTTTGCTATGTTACTAAGATCGGAGGAGCCGTGCGGTTGTCCTGGCGTAGCCAACGGGCCAGTTATGTTTGGCATATTTGGCATATTTGGCATATTTGGCATAGAAAACATGCCTTCGTCAGCTTCTTGATCGTGCATGCCTGCTAAGTGACGGATATGACCTAATTCACTAGACGCATGCTGTTCGCTTGGATCCATTTTATCGATTAGCTTCAATACATGATGCAGATCCTGCTCTGTGGCATTACTGAATTCGCCATTCTTAAAATCTTTGAGAACTTTAGTTTTTGCACGAGTTCCGCCTATTGTAAAGTTTCTAGCTTCTTTATTCCAGAATCCACTTATACTTTTAAGCATTTGTTCCACGCCACTTTTATCACTATCAGAATCAAACCCAAAATCTTTAGGCTCCATACCACAGTCATGTATACAATCGTGTAGTGTCATTTCTTTATGACCAAAGTCTAATGTTGTATCTAATGTTGCGCCGTGCTTTTTAGCTGTATGTATTGCTTTAATTAATCTAGCTTTAGGATGCGATCCTGTACTTTCTGCTACAGGTGGTGCTCCTGGAGGTACAGCTCCTGGAGGTACAGCTCCTGGTGCTGGTGGTGCTCCTGGAGGCATTGCACTTGCATCCGGTGCTGGTGGTGCTCCTGGAGGCATTGCACTTGCATCCGGTGCTGGTGGTGCTCCTG